ATGGCCGGCAAGAAACCAGCAAAGGTAATGGCCGGCACGACAAAACAGGTCGTCCTGGACCCTGCCATATATGGAATCTCTGTCAAGTATTACGGAACAAAGAACTCGCCAATGATTTGCCCATCTTGCAAGAAACCCTCCGTAAGAGGGATGGTTAGACTCCGTGGAGAAGAAACGTTTTGTTCCCTGAGATGTGCCGAGCAATCATCTAAAATGAGTACACACGATTCGGGAGATGAAACACAATGAGTGACAGTCCACTATTTAAAGCACGTCAAGCCGAAATGGCAAAGCGCGGCGTAAGCGCTGCCAATATTCCGAGTATTCCAAGTCCGAGCAGGCCTAATCCTTCTAGCCAAGAAGAAATTGACACATATCGCGCCGAACTAAATGCCAAATACATTGAAGCTGACCTAAAGGTTGAGCAAGAAGAAGCAAAGAAAACCAAAAAGAAGCCTGAACCAGTTATTGCGGCACCAAAAGAAACTTTTCCTCCAGTGCTAGAGAACAAAGCAATTCAGCCTGACGAAGTTAAAGAAGAAACCAAGGAAGACGAGGAAACGCTGTGAAAAAGCTAAGCCCAGAAGAAAGAGCAGCCAAGAAAGAAGGAGCAGCAAACGCTCCTGTTTCCAAATCTGTTAAAGCCAAGCCTGCAAAGAAGAAGCAGGAAGAAGCGCCAGTTGTTGAAGAGGCTAAAGCCGAAGAACCAGCCGCTGAAGAGACAAAGGTAGAAGAAGCACCTGCAGAAGTAGAAGCTGTCATCGAGCCTGAAGCAGAGAAAGCCGCAGAAGCTCCTGAGGCGTAATGAAGAAGGAACTGTTTCTTAACGTTCTTCTTCGAATATTCGCAACCTTTGCGGCCTCCGGTCTCGGAGTTGTAGGTGCTGGCGCTATTGCGGGCGTAAGCATGACTAAAGCCATATTGATGGCCGGTATCGCCGGCGTTGCCACCGTTATTGAAGGACTCTCTCGCGCCTTCCTGGATGACGGAAAACTAACTCTTACGGAGATTAACTCTGTATTCACTCGTTTTGACAAAAAGAGCGCAGTCGCCGACTCTGAAGTTGAAAAAGAGACAACCCGTAGAACCCCCAAAACTACAACAACACCTAACGCCTAAAAAACCCGTATTGGTGCTATTTTGTAGTTAGCTCATGGCTGATGTTAAGAGCTGAGCTAAAAAATTCAAATTTATCCAAACGAGAGTATCTATGGCCCTTGAAGAAATGATGTGGCATAACGACGGCCACAAATTAATACTCAAAATTGTCAAGTCGGAAATAGAAATAGAGTCCGTCTATTGCCCTCATGGCAACGAAGGCGAATGTTTCATAGACGAGTACGGATGTGCGGTCCGCTGGTTTGCTGACAGGTTCGGCATGGAGTGTAATGTTGGTTCTTGCTATGTAGACAAGTCCCTAGATGTCTGCTGGACCCTAGTTGGGAACACAAGAGACATGGAGTCATGCCAAGTTTGGTTTATGCCTCTTGCTGACGAGGTATTTAGTGCCTGGCTTGTCAGTCTCGGAGTTCAGGCTTCCCCACCTGACTCTGCCGGCCAATTGACATAATCACTTCCATGCCTTTTCTGGTCAATCTGTAAGTATCTCCAGAGACGTTAGATATGCATCCATCTCTAGCAAGAATCTCTGCTGACTTTCTTGCCTTGTTCTTGTCTTGAATCTTTCCCCTAAAGAGACTTGAGGCCAACGTTACGTCGGCCAGGCCACCCTTGAACTTGACGTATTTAAGAACGAAATGTGTTCCGGAGTTCTCTTTAAAGCTAACCGAGATGTTGCTATCTAGTTTCATCCCGAAATTCTATCTAGAAAACTGATTCTTCCGTGTTTTTTCCGCCAGATTTGACAACAGTCACACCAAATAGGCCGGAGATGGCTTCTTTTAGGTGCTGTATATCAGGGTGATTTTTGACTTCTTCGACGTTTACTTTGTAAATATTTTGTCGTTGTGTTTTTGTCTTTGTAATGAGGCCATTTTGTATCAATAATTTGACTGTTTTATCAATCATTGTCTCACTTAAATCCAAATAAACAGATAAAGCACGCTGAGTCATCGTCGGGTCTTCCATTAAAGCAATCAAAACCCTCCCAGATGTAGATATTAGGTTTATCGCGTTTTCGTTATGGTACCGAAAGACTTTTTGCTTATCGAGCGTCTTTAAGACCGCGTTGACCAAGAAGTCAGCATCCTTTGATTCGGAAGAACTAAGGGCTTCTTCTAATGCTCTTTTGACTTCTACTGACCTGTCGACCTTCATGAGGTAATACTACATCAACCTGTGGACATAGTGTAGTATTCGTGTTGACATACATGACGCCTTTGGTGTCGTAACCAAGTTGGAGGAAACGTGCTTAAAGATGCACTAAGAGCTGTAGCCCAAGGTGAAAGCAAAAAAGCCTGTAAATTTGGCTCCATAACCACATCGCTGGATAAGGAAACAAAAGAGGCGCTTATTCTTGCTATGGCAAGCGAAGCCTCAACTATGGATATCACAAGGGCACTATGTTCCGACGGTCACTCTATAGGAAGAGATGTCGTAGGTGTAAAAAGAGCATGTTTCAAGGACCCTTCCTTTAACTGTTGTATACGTGAAACTATCGATAGCTGCATAGCTAAGAACGAGGGTAAATAATGTCCGCAAAGAAAGAAACACTTTCTTCAGCTCTCGGGTCGATGGCCAAAGAAAAGAAGAAATCTGAAGAAAACAAGAAGGTCCTTGAGTCAATTGCAGAAATGCTGAAACTCAAAGATATTAGTCTCGACGATGTGGGGGACATTAAGAAGATAACAATCAACCAATCTTCCACCCAAAACCCAGATAACCCTTCCGAGACAAGGGATTCAGCCCGAGTAGCAATCCAGTTTTCACCCAAATGGGACAACGGTCCGGACTGGCCGATAGTCCAACAAAGCAAGCCCATACAACTACAAAAGACAACGACAAAACCTAAAGCCTCAACAGGGTTCAAAACCTGTGTTGTGGTGCCTGATATACAGATAGGTTTCTTCCGAAATAAAGACGGAGAGCTAGAGCCTTCACACGATGACAAGGCTATGGATATCGTTTTGGCAATGATAAAGAAGCTCCAACCGGATTTAGTTGCTTGTGTTGGCGACAACCTCGACCTTCCGGAGATGGGAAAGTACGTAACGTACCCTTCATACGCCCAAACCACCCAGGCTTCAATCGACAGAGCCGCAATGTTCTGCGCTCAAATGCGAGCAGCAGCCCCAAATGCCAAGATTGTCTGGCTGGCTGGAAACCATGAAGAGAGAATGCCAAAGTATCTAGTTCAGAATGCTGGAGCAGCCTATGGACTACGCAAAGGCAATACCCCAGAATCATGGCCAGTACTGTCAGTTCCGTATCTCTGCCGAATGGAAGACTACGGAGTCGAGTACAGACCTGGATATCCGGCCGCAGACCTGTGGATAAATAAGAAACTACGTATTATTCACGGCGACCGCGTTAAGTCTTCTGGCTCAACAGCCCATGTATATCTAAATAACGAGAAGCATTCTGTTATCTACGGACATATTCACCGTATTGAGACAGCCTTCAAGACCAGAGAAGACTTTGACGGTGCCCGCACTATCATGGCTGCATCTCCTGGATGCCTTTGCCGTACCGATGGGGCGATTCCGTCCACTCGTGGAGGCGTAGACCTTGACGGCCGCCCATTAACAAGGCACGAAAACTGGCAACAAGGCGTCGGAGTGGTCACTTACGAAGATACCGGCAAGCACAAGTTCTCCTATGAAGTAGCACCGATATACAACGGTTGGTGCATGTTCCGTGGCGTGGAATATATTGCTGAGTAATGACAACAATCGTCGGAATTCAGGGAGACGGCTTTGCCGTAGTGGGGTGCGATACACGCATCTCCTCTTTTAACGAGTCCGGTGACGCCTATCAGATATCTACTCTAGGTAATGGCTCATCCAAAATCGCCGTAAATGGCAAATATTTGCTTGGTGCAGCTGGCGAAATGCGAGCAATTAACATATTGCACCATGTATTTCAACCTCCTCCTCCTACCCCAGGACTAAGGGGAAAGAAGCTTGACTCCTTTATTACGGGTAAATTTATCCCAAGTTTACGAGCTTGCTTTGATTCCCAGGGGTATTCACCCCCTGACTCCGGAGACTCTAAAGAGCATAGAGCGGAACAAGGTTCTTCGATTATTGTCGTCACAAACGGCACTATCTACATTATTGAGTCTGACTACAGTTGGACAACAGAGGCTAACTACCTTTACTCCATAGGGACTGGCTCTTCTTACGCTCTAGGTGCTTTGCATTCCCTACTAGGGAACAAACGCCCAACCCCAACTCAAGCCAGGTCTGCCTGTACAAAGGCTTTAACCGTCGCTTCCAAGTTTGACCCTTATACGGGTGCTCCTTTACAGACATTCGTTCAAGAGGCAACCAACCGGAAGTCTTCAAATAAAGACCCTGAATAACAAACGGCCGCTTATTCAAGAGGCTATGTAGTTTCGAAAACCCTAAGAATCCCCATAAGGGTTAAACAACTTACCTAGTAGAAGTACGTATGTCTGAGTAACAAGCATGGAGTGCTTCAGAGACTGTTTTTTTCGTCCCCGAACCAGAGACTAATACTGAGTTCTTCTCTCGTGACCATGCGTTACACATCCAGCTATGACCGATATGGAGTAGCTCAAAGTCCATATTCATTAGCTCAAACCACTTTGTGTACTGCTCTAGGTCATGAGACGTGTGAGTTGGCTGTTCGTGTGAGTGTCCGTATGTAACTGGCATAACTCTAATACTACACAATTGAGTTTACTAATATCGTGTCAGGGTTAGGTATTTATATGTGCTGTAATTAATACGAACCTATATAAAAGGACGTACAAAAGTGCCCAAAGAAAAATCTACTAATAATAATAGTCAACCGTTAGAGGGATTGTATATTGGCAGAAAAGACTGGTTTGGACACGCATCTTGTAAAGGATTGACCAACCTAATGTTCCCCAAAGAACATAAGGACATTACCTATATAGCCGAGGCTAGAAGGATATGTAGTAACTGCCCTGTTAAGCCGCAGTGCTTGGAGTATGCACTCGAGTTTCCGGCAGCAGATATGCACGGAGTATGGGCCGGATTGACCAGTAGACAGTTAGCCGCAGAGCAGAGACGCAGGGGAGTCAAGCCGATTAGACCAACACTTGCTCAGATGTGGAGTCACTAATGAAGAAGTTCATCATGACGGTTGTTGGGGTTGCGTTAGTTATTATTGCGATAGACAGCTGGTTCTGGGGAGGATAGGGATTATCCCTAAAAGCTTCTTAAAAAGAGTCCAAAAAGCTAGGCCTTGCGGCAGAATTTCAAATTCCAAAATTACAAACGCAAATTACAAAATGCGAATGTTGCAAGTGTTGCAGAACGTCATGCCATCCAACTCGGTTAGTTGCATCGTACAACTAACTTGTCCACAGGGCTGCAGCAGGGTCTCGCCCTTCATGTATGCGACAATAGACTCCTCCATCGTGGGGAGAGAGTACTGGGCCGTGCCGGGGGTGGGGATTCCTTTGTCTTCCTGCAGCAGTAGGAAAATCGCGTAGTTCACTACCTGACCTACCGACAGGTCGTGCCGGCGAGAATAGTCAATCAGCTCGTTCTTTAGTGAGCCCTTCAGGCGTATGTGTACTTCAGACCACTTGTCAGGTTGACGGGACTTCTGAGGCTTACGCACTGTCTCTCTCTACGAGAGCTGTTATGTAATCAGTAAGGGTTAAATCGACAGCATCAGCTTGCTGGATTAATTTTTCTTTAAACTCTTTACTTACCCGGATTGTTACCGTACTAAAGGGTTTGGTTGGAATTATGGTTGGTCGTCCTGGGTTACGCTTCATTAAGGAAGATAGTACACGATTGCCGCGACCAATGCGTAGAGCAGTGATTTGCTAAGCGGGTCAATACGTCTTGACCTGTACGTCCACAATATAAGTGCCGAACCAATAATATACCTCATCCGATATACTCCTTTTTGTGTGGGTATTCTAGTTTAGGCATTATCATCCATCACCGTCAGGTTACTAACCTTCTTGTACTTCTTTTGTTCCAACTTTTCTACCACCTTATTATATACCCGTACAAAAGTTTCCCTATCTCCGTTGGTATGCAGGTCGTTGGCTGATGCTCCCAAAAGGGACATGGTCTCAATCATTGCTTCTGGTCTCTCCCCCTGGTAGAACTGACCACCCTCTGTTGCTTTACGCATGGACTGGAGTATGCCCCAGCTTGTTGCAGCATCTGGATGCTTTTCGCCGCCCGTCGTCATGTCGATGGCTCGCCGGCGCACTTCACCCGGACGTGGTAGAAAATTGGCATAAATCGCTAAATCGTTAAAAGCTTCGCTAGCTACGTCGTACTCGATATCGCTAAGCATGGCGAACCAGGAACGAAAGATGTGTTTCTCGTCAGATAGGAGTATCTGGAGGTTATACATCGCGTAAGCAATTCTGGTGAGTTCTTCACATTCGAACTTATTCACCTGTTAGCTCGCGAATCCATTTTAATCCTTTATAAGCCAAGCTGTCCCAGTCGCCGGCATCAAGCAAAGAAGTTATTTCTTTGTGGATTTCTTCCTCGCTCACGGTCATTGGGTAATTGGCCGAAGTGAACAAAGCGATTAAAAGAAGAAGACCTACCTCGTCTAAATCTTTGGCTAGATTTATCCGAACGTTGTTCATATTTCCTCGATTCTCGATTAATCCCGGAACGTACCGGTACTCATTTTCTTTTTCAAATTGCATGGAGGTTCTCATCCACCACCGTCGGGTTATTACGGTATTTTGCACGGTTCCTCTGGACCATAATCCAGGAGTTCTTTGCTACTGCGTACACGTCACTGTCAGGCTCTGCCATAGCTATCTCTACTAGGACGAAGTCTTCGTGGGTGTAGTTTCTGAATTCTTGCGGCGGACGTGGCGTATTGAAGTCCGGGTAACCCGCGCAGTCATACAGGGAGATAACGCCATACCCGATTGTAGATACCATGGGTTCTATAAAGTCCCCGCGCTGCTGCCAGCCGACAATTGTAAGTCTGTCGATATTAAATTCATATTCGACAATATTCTGGAAGTCGTCGTCGAAGACCGGCTCGACCCACATGCCCCATGCGTACAGCGGGTAAGGCTGGGAGGTGAAGACTGGGTGTTTCTTTTTGCTTTTACTCATTTTGTGTTTTTCCTGTTTATTCGCAGCCGGCGGCGGCCAGCTTGTTTATTACCAATTTGGTTCATTCTTGTCATTATCGTCTCGAGGGAGCTTGTCTAACATTGCCTCAATACGTGCATTGTCTCTGAAGATGTGCTCTATTCCCGTGTATTTCTTGTTTTGCTTATTGCGGCCCATATGGAAGTCAGACATTGTGCACCCAGTAATTGCATCCTTCGCGACGTCTACTCCATAGTGGTGAATAGCGCTGCCGATTAATACTTTTCTGGCATGGTCCAGAACCGCCAAGCTGCGGCCTTTAAACGTTAGCTTCCAGAATTCAAAAACTTCGAGAATTTGTTCTTCTGAAACTTTTTTAGCTGCAGCATTTTTCTCAAGCGTTTTCTTAGCTGGACCTCGAGATTTTTTTGGTTTTTCTAGCATCTTATTATTCTAATCCCCGTGAAAGGTTTTGTCAAGTCTAGTTGAGAATTAAATTCTCAAGCTGAATTGATAAAAGTTAGTAGGCAATGTCAATTTAGTTAATCTAAAACAGTCAGTAAGGAAAACCCCTTTGGAGGGGGTCCGGGGGAACCTTTGCTTTTTGTTAACCAGTTTTTGGCAAACTCAAAGTAGGCCCTCGGAATTTTCCGCGAACTTGAATCAGGTGGTTGTAGATGTGACGTCAATCTTATGTTTGGTCTAACGACCAAGCGAGGAGAACTGTAGCAGCTTCATCCACCACCGTCAACTCGAAAGGCCAAGTTTTTTAAAGTTTCTTTTCCACAGCCTGTGGATGTGGTATCGTTTCTCTGCTGCATAGCGAGACCCTTTCCTTTGCGTGCAGCATCGCGGGGCTCCCCGGGGTTGAGTGAAGTTGCTTGTCTGTAACGGGTACGTAGGTGGCGGACTCTTATCATTCCCCTGGGGACCTTCGTATTTCTAAGCTTCTTTTAGCGGAAGAGTAAACCATCCGCGCTCGAACATCATCGCGACTATGCAGTAACCAATTACATCTAGGTAATTATCCACAATTGATTCATTGTTGGGGACCGTGCCGCGCGCTGTTAAATTCTCTAATCTTGCGATTTTGTCATGAACCCGAACCAGGAGGCCGAGTCTTCCGAATCGCATAATATTGTCACAGCCGTAATCTCTTTGTTTGCGCGTTACTAGGCCGGCGACATTATTAATCATTTTTTCCATATTTTCCGCGTCGAGTGCACGTTCTGGATTAATTCCGAAAAACTCAATTTTTGCATCGCCGGCCGCAGCACGTGTAACCGCTGCCAGTATTTTCCAAAAATCCGACATTTCTTCAGGGCCCATCCAGGCCTCTGGGGAAATTCCTACATTTTTAGAAATCATGTAGTCGAGCTGCGTGCGCATATCTTCTAGCTTGTTCATGGCCACGAGATTAAATGCGAAAATCTGAAAAACAACCGCGGCCGCAGCTTCATCCCAGGTAATTGGCTCTTCGTAATAGGTCTCTTCCACCACCGTCATTTAAATACCCTCCTCGGGGATAAAGTCTGGAATTTCCAGAACAGGGCCGCTGCCACTATCGGCTAATTCTAACGTTTTTTCGAAAAAGAACTCAAGCAGCTGCTCCCATTTTTCCTGAGCCCCGTCCTGGTCTTCCTCGTTTTGACATTTAACGGCACATTTTTCAATAAACTCTTTAGACACCATGGCAACAATGCGGCCCTTGTCTGAGGATGGAATCAATACCGGTCCTTTACTACCGACAACTACCTGAGGAGCAATAACAATTGTTACTGTCCTTTCCCCTTCAGTGCCGACTACCAGGATATTGTCCGAACCTCGAAGAGCTTGGGTCAGCTCGGCCTGCATGTTTTTTGCTAATTCCGGAGAAATGCCATCGAAGTTATTCAGCTCATCCATGAGCTCTTCACCTTGTTCGAAATTGAAGTTTTTCTTATAATCGTCGTCACCCACTGGGGCCTCGGTCTTCCTGCCAAATAGGCAATATCTATTTATTGGATTGTATCTGGATTCGTCATTCATTGTGAAAGCGTGCTCCCATCTAAAAGGCCATTCTTGTATTAATATCTCGACTATGGACAACACCACTCGTTTTAAAACTTATATCGGAGCACTTAAACAGTTCTCTAATCGGGAAGGCCACACGCACGTGCCGGCAGCTCATGTTGAAAAATTCGAAGATTCCGGAATTAATCTGGGAGCTTGGGTTGGATACACCAGACAGAGATATCGAAAAAATCAACTTTCTGAAGAAAGAGCGCGGGAGCTCTCGAGCGTCGCGGGATGGATTTGGGGACCTCTTCGTCCTGGACCGGCCACTGACGTTAATCGGAATAAACAGATTCTTGAGATGCGAGCTTCCGGTAAATCCCTCCGCCAAATCGCAGACGAGTTTGACCTGAGCCGTCAGCGTGTTCATCAGATAGTTCGAGATATCGATGCGCAAGGATGACCGCCTAAGAAGGTCGGAGCTTTTTCTTCCACCACCGTCGATTAATAAACACCGGGTGATACCAGACACCGACGAGAAACTCGAAGAAAAACAGATAACTGGATTTCTACTGGGAGTTGCCATCGCCGGCGTGCTGGGTTTCATCCTGGCATCGGCCGTGTACGGCTCGATACTTTGGGTGGTTATACAACTGCTGGAGAGAGACGTGCCTTTGGTGAACTGCATAGCGGTCACCGGTATCGCCGGCTTTGTGAGAGCCCTTGATAGGGCATCTAGAAAGCGTCCTGCGTAGCCTCTTCAGTATCCCAGCAGAGAATGTAAGGCTCTGTCAGGTCAAGCCAGTGACCATCAGGAACGCTCACTTTGTCTACCAGTGCGTCACAGGCAAATGCAATCCTGTCCATCATCTCTCGGTCCAAGAAGACTATGGTGTCCTCGTTGTCCTCTTTCACCTCGTTGACAATATGCTCAGGAGCATCGTTGGCAATGATGGTGTATCCGTTGAGACCATCAGGTGAATCCTGATGTGTTGCGTCTCCCATGAAAGCGTAAAGCTTGTCCATTGTTTTTTTCCTTTTCTAGTAAGTAGTTATTTATTGTATCGACATCATGATGAGTCACCAACCTTGGGGGGAAGGAACTTAACCCGGAGGGTTGCGGTGACCCATCACAATGCGAAGTTGCCACGGCCAGTGGAGAGAAAGAAACCCCACTGGCCGTGAATCCTTTATCCCCGTAACGGAAGTTCCGTTCCGATTGATTCTTGCCAAGCGTTGCGAAGCATCTGAGGGTAACGAGACTCAGGCTTGCCACCATTCTTCATCTTGCGAAGTTCGGTGATTGCTTCTTCTACGAACGGCACGACAACGATGTTGTGCTTCTTGCAGAAGTTGATGCACTGCATCGCAAGCGAGTTATGGAATCCACTGTTCGTTCCGCACACGCCACCATCGGTCACCCAAATGATTGGCGAGTTGGAGCGTTGGCGATTCTTCACTGCCCATTCAAGCGCAGGGAAGTCAACACCGTTGCCGTTGCCCTGAGTCGGTAGGTCTTTGACCATACGACCCTTGTCAGCGAGAATGTAAGCGTTGGGAGTGTCCTTGCCACTCATCTCTGAGTACGAGATGACAGTTGCTCCGGGAGCGTTCTCAACAATCTTACGAATCTGCTCGTGATTGAAGTTCATTGAACCCGATGCGTCAATCACGACAACACCACCACTGCCTCGTGTCACCTTGTCAAAGACTCGCATCTGTGGGTCGGTGATGAGACGGTGCATACGGCGTGGAGAGCGACCGATGTTAGAAGCAGTGCGCTTCTTACCGATGTTGCCCTTTGTCGCCAGTGGCATTGTTGGGCGTTCAATAATCAATTCAGCCCACTGAGGAATCCGGTGAGTAATTTCACCCGGTGTGATTCCGGTGAGTCGCTTGCCAGTTCCTTTTTTAGGACGACCACGACCCTTGTTGGAGTGTGATGCTTTTACTGGCTCGCCTTCCTTGCCTTCTTCTGATTCGCCTTCTGCGCTTTCCTGCGATTCGCCTTCTTCTTCCTCGTGGAGTTCCTCGGGGGAGATTGATGCGAGACGGTCAACCCATTCAGCAATGCGCTCAGTGTGAGAGAATCCAAATGGGAAGAGTCCGGTGCGCTGGTCAACTTCTGTTGATGCGAGCGTTCCGTACTTGTAAGCCTTCTGCATTTCTTTCACTGCTCGCTTGGAGATATCGGCAAGCGATTCTCCCCACATGCGATTGTGTCGGCGTACGCCATTTAGGAATAATTTACTGCTCGCAGTTCCTGCAGTTGCGATTGCCGTGTGAACGGCACTCTGCCAATCGTTGGTATTCGCAATGCGCTCACCATCTGCAGTTTCGCCACCATCAGCAAGGTGAGTCTTTGCGTCAAAGCCTCTTTGCTGAATAAGAAAGTTCACTCGCAGTTCTTCAACTACTGTCATTGCTTTCTCGGTTGCAATTCCACGCTGAATCCATTGCTGAAACGAATCACCAAGTGGTGAGACCTTTGCATGCATCATCTCGTGCGCACGAATCACACGAGCAAGTTCGGTGTTCATCACCGGAACTTTCATGATGCGTTCAGCGATTGCTGTGAATGGTTCTCCACGGCGTGGGTTGCATTCTGTTACAACCCACCTTCCGTTATCAGAGTCCTTGCGTCCAAGCCATTCAGGCTCGGCGTAAATTGTCGCTTGCTGTTGCATCTCAGGACACCTTATCGATTGCGATTGCGTCAAGGATTGCTTCTGAGCGTGAGCCAAAGACAATCTGTGATGCACGAGCGTCACCGAGACCTTTGCGCAACTTGTCAAATGATGCGAATGCTCGGAGTGAGATTCGGCGGTCACCAGCATCAGCCATACGGACTGCGAAGTTGCGAAGGTCATGAGACAGTGCAAGCAGTGCAGTTGGGTGCGGAGTGTTGATGCGAATGCGTACAGGGAAGCGGTCAGCCAACGCTGTTGGTAATTCTTCCATGTTCTCAACATTGGTGGTCATGATTGCAGTGAAGCCTTCACGAGGACGAACGATGCGACCAGTCTCAGGGTGTTCCCAAGTTGCAGATTCCGGTGAGTCAAGCATTGCGAGCAGTGTTGCGAACACATCGCCCGATGCCTTGTCAACTTCATCCACGATGAGACGACCACCAACGATGCCGTTGCCTTCCCAAGCCTTGATAGCCGAGCCGTTCATCCATTGGAAGCCCTTGTCTGCGCTCGGCATGAATGCTCCAGTCACATCCATGTTGGTCATGTCCTCGGTGCAAACGAGACGGAAGGCTCCACCAGTGGTGTCGCCCATTGTGAGACCAGCAAAGGTCTTGCCAATGCCTGATGGTCCGTAAAGCACTACACGGTCAATGCCGTTAGTGATTGCGTCCTCAAACATCTGCCAGCACTCAGGGAGTGTGGTTGTTGTATCGGGTGTAGTTGTCATGTCTAGTTCCTTTTCTAGTAGTGGTGACATTCATCAACTTAGTTCCACCTACGGACGACTTACAAGTTTCCCTGTCTGTCACCCGGTGGCGTATCGGCTGATAGGGAAAGATTAACCTTCCCTACGGACGACTTACAAGCTTTTACTTGCTGGCCTCTCTATCGGCCTTTGCATCACGGATTTCCCACAATCCCTTCTTAATCTTCCGGAAGGCCGGCGATTCCTGAATGAACTTCAAGGTAGTGGGATAGGAGAACCCGGAGATTTCTACGAGTTGCTCAGTGGTGTACTGCTCAAATATGTGAGCCTTTGACCAGTCGATGAAAGCGTCGTATTTATCAGAACGCTTCTCGGTCTTGGCCGTTACTTCTTCCATAGATTCGATTTCTATAGCGCAGTAGCCCCGTACCACTTCTATCAAAACTTCCGGATGAACAGAGTAAGAGGATAGGAACTTGGCAGGATTGCCGGAACTACCCATGCGTTGCCACACTTGCAGTGTGTACATAGCACGGAGCGTTTCACTAATACGAGAAACAGTTTCACTGGGGACACTGAAGGCGTTGCCGTATTCAGATACGGCATTGTCCCACATCTCTTTGTGGTTGCTCTTAATGAGTTCATCTGTAATGAATGGTGTTGTCATTTGTTACTTCTTTCTAGTAGTTCTTGTTTGGATTCTACCTGGCCCTACGGACGGCTTACAGAATTTATTCGAATATTACATAATTCTCGAGGGGTGTGTCATAGTTTCTGGGGTCATCCACCACCGTCAGTTAAATTCGGACTCTGAGTCAGGGCCTATTCGAGAAATATTCGGAAATTTGATTTTTTTACTGGGCCGGCCGCTGCTACGTAGTGAATTTTATTCACCGTCTAGACAATCACTTCGGCCCGAGCCCCGCCCTCTACCCGGGAACCGGGGCTCAGGAGAGGAAAAGTGCCGGTCACCTTTTCTTGTGGTAATCAATTGCCCGGGTATCCATCTTTCCATCTTCCAACCAGGCGTCGAACATCTCGTTGATGACCTGCAGTAGTCGACTTGATGAGATATTCCATTCAACTAGGTTCTCTGCGAACCTTCCGCTGGAGTAATCATCAAGAATTACTACCATTGCCTCAGCTCCCGTTGTTGCCAAGGTGTAATAGTTTTCCTCTAGGAGCCCCATTAATTCCTTTTTCTTGATTTTCTTTTCAAGCATCTGGCTCTTCTTTCACTAGTTCTGCATATTCTAGAGCAGAATCCATAATCC